GGGGAATATTATCATTAACAGTTTCTTTATCTTTCTTTTTCTTATTGCCCTTACCTTGCCCCAAATCTTCAATTTTTTCGGCCATTTTTTGCGACATTGCCCTTAGCTCTGCCCTTAGTTCGCCCATAGACACCTTTAAATCGCTGATTTCTTTACTGTTGTCTATGCCCTTATCTTTGTCCTTGGGCTTGTCCTTGATAGGATTGTAGTCATCGTAATTGCATAAGGTTATGACAGTCATGCCCTGTTGGTTACAGGTTGTAATCATCCCCTTCTTCTTCAGTTTGGACAGGAAATATCTGACCTTCTTCTCAGACCATTTCCAACGCTTCATCAGAAACGATATGGATGCTGGATATTGACCTCTTGAATAAGAGATTTCCCGACCTCCGATGAGTTCGCTGTACGCCTCGCCGGTTGCATCAAATCGTGCTGACTGAATCAAGTCAAGCCACGCTTCGCATTCCGAAAACTCACGGGCTACTTTCCACATTTCATTCGAGAAAAACCTGCGGCTTAGCCTCAAAAATCCTTCTTCCATAGTTTCAGAATCTTACGTTAGTCAACTGTCTGCTATTGGAGTACACGGCCCATTTGCCGTTTCCGCTATCCACCAGGCGTAAATCCTTGACTTCGCCAAATCGTTTCAAATTCCCGCAAAGGTCAACGATCCAGCCAGCCTCCTTGTTAGGATGCGGACGGATAGCACGACCGACTATTTGGTACCATAGAGCTAAAGACATCGTCGGACGGGCCATGACAATCGTATCCAGTTCAGGATAGTCAAATCCGGTAGTAAGTACACCTACATTGGCAACGACCGGTATCTCTCCAGCCTTGAACGCTTCAAGGATATGTTCACGTTCTTTCTTCGGTGTTTCTCCTGAAACGATGGCTGTTCCGGGAATGGACCAGGTAAGGCGTTCTGCTTCCTTCAAAAAACGGGTGAAAACCAATATACCTTTTCGTTTTACACCGCTCTTGGGATTCATAAGCCTTTGGACGATGCTCACCAGAAACCCGTAGAAGTCGATACGCTCATACTCTTTCACTACAGACTTGTCCGTGTAGTCGGCTCCGGTCGTGTTCACCTTCAGGTTAAGTTCGTTCCATCCCAAAGGATTCATCGGATAATAGTTCAGCTTCGAAAGATACCCCATATCCAATAGAGTAGAGATTTGAACCTGATAGATTACCTCAGAGAACACGCACGGGCGTGTGCGTGTGATGAACTTCAACATGCTGCCGAAATCCCTGCTTGATGAAAGACGGTAGGGCGTAGCCGTCAATCCAAGGACTTTACATTTCAGCATCGAAAGAAATCTCTTGTACATTCCGTCTTTCGGATTAACCAGATGGCACTCGTCGATAATGATATTCTGAAAATGCTGGAAAAGTTCCGGATGGTTGACTA